TCAGGTGAACCAGAGCCCCCTTGACCGCTTCCCCGCCGATGAACTTCAGCAGCGGAGAACCAAAGCCGAAGAACAGAGCCAGAGCGTGAGGCTCAAGGCCCGGGGTGTTGTAGAAATTTGCCATCTCCTTCCACGCATCGAGAGAGCCGCGCGGGATGAAAGCCGGAGCCAACTGCCGGGTACCACTGGCAGGGGGCGCCAGTTTTGTGCCGTCAGCGGTGTATTCCAACTCCCCCACCACGAACCCTTGCATGTCGGGGGTCCACCCCATCTGGCTGCGGGTCTTGGAGGCCGCGTATTGGGAGTGCAGTTTGCGAATGCTCGACGCGAAGTAGGCCATGAGAACGTCCAGTTGTTTGCCGTAAGCGATGGCTCCGTTTTTGTTCAGAAGGTCGCGCAGGGAATCTTTTGCGAACAGGTCTGTGACCCTAGCGTGGAACCTGCGCACACCGTCTTTGCGCATGTGCAGGTTGATGCCCACCAGTTCGCCGTCACCATCTCCGTGCTCATCTGAGTCAAAGAATCTACCCGTGATGTAGAGATCACTTGGGTAGACTTCAATGTCGATGGTTTCTTGATCCACGACGGTGCGCTTGAACACGCCGCCGTTGGCGCCCCGGAAGTACGGGAAGGGGTAAGCCGGAATCTCTACGGTGACTTTGGCGTCTGGATCCTCGTCGCCTTTGGTGGCGACTTCCACCACGTAGGCGTCGTTGACCGGGGTAGATTCCTGCACGATCTTGCCAAGCACAATGGGGCTAGAGATCTGCTGCTTGCATCCTTTGCAAACCGCCGGGTTGTTGGTGCGGTACCAGTCGCAGGTGTAGGGGCCCTTGGTCTCGGACGCTTTCTTCTCAGTGGCCGCAGGGCTATAGCCTGGGTGGGCCTTGGATACCTTGTGAATGGCTGCGCCACCGTCCACACACCGCACCGCGATCGACAGGACACCCCGCCACAGCGGCTCTTCCAGGGTGGCTGCGTTCTGTACGGCGTGCGCCATCTGCGCACACCCGTTGCCCTTGACGCTTAGCCGTACGATCTTTGCAAACTCACTGGGCGGGTGATCTTCCGCCGCGAGGTCTTTGGTCACGTCGTCCGTGCCAAATTGCTTGGCCGCAAACAGCGGCATGACACTGGGGGCCGTCAGTGGGGCAGGCAACGCCTTGAGTATGTCGGCCAGAGGAACAGACTGTCCCTGGTACACCATCTGCACCGGACGAGGGGCGGCCTCTTTGAAGTTCTGGGTGCCGGGCATGCGCAGTATGCGCGCCGCGTCCGCAGTCACCGCCGGGTCGGCACCGAGGTTGTACGTCTTGCACAGGCTCTTGAGCCGCTTGGCGTATTCCGCCCAGTCTTGGGCAGGAACGTCTTCGGTCAGGGGCCAGTAGACATGCAAGCCACCGCCAGAGTTGACGATGGTGGGCAGCGGAAGCCCCGTGTCTGTAACGAATTGGCGCAGGGCTTGCGCCGCGTCCGCCTGGGTGGCATAGGCTTTATTGGGGCCTACGTCGAGGTCAAGGAAAAAGCACCGCAGGTAGACAGCGTTTGCGGCTGTTCGTCCGAGCGCGGGGTCATTGAAACTCGCCAGTGCAAAGTAGGCGTCTGCCCCGGCTAGACATGCGGCTTGCGCCGCTGCGTCTACATCAGCAGTAGTTCCATGGAATGACGGCTTTACCTTTCCCCCTTTGATCGCCACAGCGCAATAAACACCCTGCGTGGGCAATACGGAATCGAGGAAGGAGTGCACGATGCCTCTCTAACAAAGGCAGTCAGGCGCGGTTCCAACGCGCCAGAATCTGCCGGATTTTTTCTTGGTGTCGCGCCCGTGGCTCAGACCTTCCGGTGAACCACGAGTACACGGTTGCCCGTGTGACGCCGAGCCTTTCCGCCACGGCTGATACGGGAATCTCCCGTATCAAGCACTCGTGGACGAACTGGAACATCAGGTCAGACAGGCAACCGTGTGCAACGGCTGCGACAAAGGAGGTGCTATACCCCCTGAGTCCTTTAGGCATCGTCGTCGGTGCCCCACTCGCTCAGAATGGAAGAGACGTCCTTCGGCGCGGCAGTGGCCTCGGCCTTCTTGGTGGTGCGCTTCACAGGCTCAGCCACCTTGGCTTCCTGCGTAGGAGCGGGCTCCTTGAAGGCGGCGGGCAGTGCAGGAGCACCGCTGCCGGTTTCAGTCTTGGACGGCACCATCTTGAAGTCGATAGCCTGACGTGCATCCTCGGTCTGGCTCTGAGCCTTGGCCGCATCCCACTCTTCGCGGGTCAGCGGACGCACGGCGCGGAACTTCAGCACGGGGACAGCCTCGGACGTGTCGAAGCGAGCCTCGGTCACGATACCCGTGATGGGAATACCGTGACCGGCCAGGAACTTGCCGAACGCTTGCAGGGGCATCTTGTCGCCATCGGGCTTGCCGAAATACGACTTGGCCGGAATAGACATGCGGTAAACGTTACCGCTGATGTCGTTCTCCAGAGCCACAGCCAGACGCTTGCTGTAGCGGCATGCACGGGACTTGCCTTCACCGGAGCCCTCGATATTCTGGGGGCAGGTGGCGCAGGACGACGCCTGGGGGTTGGGCACTTCGGGGTTGGGTTTCTCGCCTTCAGCGGACCAGCAGGACGGCTTGACGTCCTTGCCTTCCTCGTACTTCTCTGCGTAGTAGGTACGCGTGATTCCCTTGCCTGCCGCGATCACCACAAGGTTCATGGAGCGGTCTTCGTTCTTGGCGACCTCCTCGCCACCAACGATCATGCGCCACACACCCCCACGGATGGAGATCTGCTTGCCACCGGAACTTCCTGCGATGTCCTTGGTGGTCGGGTCTGCGGCTTCGCGCAGGTAGTCGGGGATAACGGAACCAGACTTGAAGAGAGTGACGTTGCTCATTTTGATTTCCTTGAGTGAAGTTACTTGGCGCGGCGCACGGTGACGGAGTACCGTGAATCCACGTTCATGCCTTGCGGCATCTTGTCAGGGTTCTCTTGGAGGAACTCCTTGAAGTTACCCTGGTGCACACGGCGCTCCAACAATTCGGGGGCGTCGTGATCTTTGATGAACTGGTACATGCTATCCCAGTCCGAGGTCCAGTAGCGGGTCTTGACCGTACGGGTAAACGAGCCATACTGGGTCTTGCCGCCGTCCTGGCCGGTAGTCTTGCAAATTTCCAATAGGGAAGATTCAATGGCATCGAGTTGCTGATCGAGTGCGGCTATATCGTCTTCGTATTGGCGGGTCTTGGCTTCTTTAGCGTCGCGGATCTTGATGTAGACCTGCACGAGTTTGTTAGCGTCCATGTTGATTCCTGTTGACTAGCGTTGATGTGACTGAAGTATACAGTGTTTAGTTTGGTCGTCAAGGGGTCATGTGATCTCCTGTCTGTAAAGATCGACGAGGCTCAGGTGCAGGTCGATCTTGTTCTGCAACATGTGAAACATCCTACGTTCCACGGGAGATCCCTGTAGGTGCGTGACCGTGACCTTGTTGGTCTGCCCGGCGCGGTGGGCTCGGGCATTAGCCTGCATGTAGATTTCTGTGGAAGGCACCGGCCCCCACCACACCACTTGGTCTGCGCGGGTCAGCGTGATGCCGTGGGCTGTGGCCTGCGGCACGAGCAGCAGGATGCGCGGGTCGTCTTCTGACTGGAACTGCTTGATGATCTCGGCTCGGCGGTTGGGCGACACGTCGCCATGGATTGCCTCCACGGTGTAGCCTGCTTTGAGCAAATCTTCGTGCAGGACCTCCAGAGAGTGACGGAACGGCACGAATACGAGCACCTTGTTGTCGGTGCTCTCGATGACGCTGACCAGTTCGTTGAAGCGATTGCTCATGTCGAACGCCACCACGTCTCTATCGTCCGTGTAGGCCGCGCCCTGGGAGATCTGCAACAACTTGTTGAGCATGCCCGCCGCATTGGCGGCAGTGATCTCCGCGCCTGCGGCCACCGTAATCATCTCTTTGCGGATCGCGTCGTAGTACTTTTGCTGCTGAGTCGTTAACGGCACGTCCCGCGTGGTGTAGAGCA